TAAACAATCCATATTAATCATCCCTATGCCTCCTTTCCTTAGTGCTTCCGACTCACTCCGCTATTGCTAGTGGAGCGAAGCAGGGTACTAATTGAGTTTTTGGTATTGGTTGGTGTCAAAGTCAAATTCAAAAACGCCTTCTAAGACTTTGACCTTCCCGCTAAACATACCATTTCCGGCGTTAAAATCTTGATATAAATCTTCTAGGCTTGCGATTTCCTTGCCTTTAGTGTTGATCCCTTCAACTTTTGCCTCTGCCCCTGATATGATCCGGGTAATAATTTCATTGCCTTCGATACCCAATATGTGATTGATCTTATAGATAGTCGTCATCAATACCACTCCCTTCAATGTTTTCCTTAATAGTACAGCTAGACAGACAGACATGTCAAGAGGGAAATGAAAATAAATATTACCGTGCGATTTACCCGTGCCAAAAAGATGCAATTTACCTATGCAAATTTACCCCTTATACTAGGGGTGGAAGTTTTGCGCACAAAAATAGACATACTTAACAAAGGCTGGTTCTTCGGAGCTGGCCTTTTTATGGCAAACCGGCGAATGGTGGAGCAAGACTAAGACTATCACGGTCGTGCGAACCGTCCAGGGGAAGAAGGAGAGGGAGCCGCGGTGGATTGATCGGAGGATAGTAAGGTTGTTTGGGAAGTGGTGAACATAGCCCGAGCGTAGATTAGGGGCATTGCGCGAACGATGAGCAACTACGCCGTGAGTTCGCAGTTAAACTAAATAGACGCAACAATGCAGGTTAGAGATAGCCTGTATTTTTATGTCTATTCGTAGGCAGACGACACACGGTGCGGCCAACACCGTCTGAGATCATGGGAGGGCCTTACCCTCTCCCTGGTCGAGTGTTGATTCAAAACTGGTAAGGAGTTGACCGTATTGAAACAGGATAACATTCTCCCCATAAATGCCTTTTACATTACGGCATTAAGGGACAAGAGGAGTAATAGCAGACCACCAGCCCGGTGGGTAAACAAAAAGACCGGGGCAATATATCAGAGAACCGGAATGGATAGTATTGATTTACTCATATATATCATGCTACTATCCAGGGCTGACAAGGATAAGTTGACATGTTACCCGTCATTAGAGACCATTTGTGCAGATTGCGGAGGTTTAGACAGGCGTGTAGTGTGGCAACACATACACATACTGGAGCAGATGCAGTACATAGATGTTATCCGAGCAAGGGGCAGACCTAATAAATATTACATGCGGGATTTTGCTGAATGGGCAAAGGACCCGCATTATTAACCGGGTGCATTTATGTACCTACTATAGAGGCAACCAGGTACAAAAGTGTACCTACTACTAGGGACATATCTGCACCTACTACCAGGTACAAAAATGTACCTCGAACAGATACCAATTAACAGAGAGGTTTTTAACAGAGTCAATTTTAACAGAGACCAGTTTAGACCTTAACAGGTCATACCCCGAAAGGGATGAATTTAATGTACAAAAATAATATATGCAACCAATGTTCCCTGAAAGAGATATGTGAGGATGAATGTTCAGCTATAAGAGCCTTAGTTCAGGTATGCAATACGGAGATCAGATCCGAAAAGGTAGAACTGATTAACTCATTGGCCAAGGACTTATACATCCTGGACTATGAGGTTGCAGATGATCTAAGAGAACTCGGGGAACAGATAATAAAAGCTATGCCCGAGTTATACGTTATAAGGGATTACGACGTTAAGATTGGCTACGTTCGGAGCTATGAACGCAAGCAGAGCAAGGGTATGACAGTGAATGCTGACTGTAGGAAGATCAACGGGACATACACCGCTTATCTTCCTTTTGATTTTATCGTTACCTTCTACGAGCCTAACATGGATTATATGACTGAGAACCAGAGGAAGATACTTATGCTGCATGAGCTCAGGCATATTGGATTAGGTGAAAAAGGGTTACGAATAGAGCCTCATAGCATTGAGGACTTCAAAGACATACTTCATAGGTTTGGAATTGAGTGGAACGAATTTAATCAGGAAGTGCCTGATATCTTAGGTGGTGAGAAGGTTGGCAAAGAAGAAACAAAGGGTGACAAACTGGCGACCAAACCCAAAGCAAGTAGCCCTGGCGGATCTCCTGTTAAATCCAGAGGACAGAAGAACAAAGACAGCTAAAATGGAGGAAGTTGGTGTTTCCCGAAAGGCGTTTTACTCTTGGATGAAGGATAAACGCTTCCTTGATTACCTGAATAGCCAACTGGACCTATATACCGACGGAGAACTGGCAGACGTATGGCGAGCCCTGTTAAACCAATGTAAACGTGGTAGTTTGGGCCATATTAAACTGTTTTTTGAAATGAAGCATTTATATGTTGAGAAAAAAGAAGTTACTGGCAAAGATGGCGGCCCTATCCAGACCGAGAATATTAACCGTCAGATGTCCGACGAAGAACTTGATGCCAAAATAGCCCGACTAATGGGGCAGGTGAGCCTAGATGCAGACAGCACGTAATAGGCAGAACAAAGAGAAACTGGCTGAACTCCTGGAAGAAAAGAGAATACGGCAAGCCAGGGTTGATTTCTATTCCTTCTGCGTTTACATGGATCCTGATTTTTTCACTCCTGCAAAGAAGCATCTTAAGATAATAGCCGAGGCGTTTCAAGAGGTGGCCGATGGAATAATTAATGAGCTGGCAATATCGATGCCGCCAAGAGCCGGGAAATCTTATATAACTTCTTTGTTTTGCGGCTGGCTGCTGGGTAAATATCCCGATGGTTCGATCATGCGTAATTCATACGCCGCAAAACTGGCGGAGAAATTCAGCAAGGATATAAGAGATGGTATTATACCAAGTAGGAGATATAGGGCAGTATTCCCGGAGGTAATGGCCAAGGGTGCAATAGACAACTGGACGATTAACAAGAACACGCAGCCTGCTTATTTTTGTGCTGGCGTTGGTGGCCCTATCACTGGTTTTGGTTGTAGGACAATAGCAATACTTGACGATCCGGTTAAGAACATCGAAGAAGCATTGTCCGAAACAGTAATAGAGAATATATGGAACTGGTACACATCAACCCACTTGTCCCGGCTAGAAAGTGGTTGCCCAGAGATTCACATTGCTACCAGATGGACAAGGAAAGACCCAATAGGGAGGCTAACGGACCCCGATAGCGAGACATATATCCCCGGCATGAAGGTGGTCAGTATACCAGCACTTAATGAGGATGGAACCAGTTTTTGCGAAGAGATTAAGACGACCGCAGAATACCACGCATTGAAAACCGTAAACGATACCTTCATCTGGGAAGCCGAGTATATGCAGAACCCAATAGAAGCTAAAGGCCTCCTGTTTCCCGTGGAGCAGCTTAAGCGCTTTACGATGGCAGAACTAGGAGATAAGAAACCCGATGGCATAGTAGGCTTTACTGACACAGCAGACACAGGAAGCGATTACCTTTGTTCGCCGATTGGCAAGAAGTTTGGAGATTACACCTATATAACCGATGTGGTATTCACCCAGGACGGTGTTGAGATCACCGAGCCATTAGTAGCGCAGATGATCATAGGCACCAAGTGCGATGTAATGACGGTCGAGGCAAACAATGGCGGCAGCAGTTACGCCCGCAATGTTCGTAAACTGACTAAACCACACTGGAAATGCTCAATCATAGACGAGCACGAGTCCAGCAACAAGGAAACCCGGATACTTATGAACGCCGGATATGTCAAAGAGTATTTTTATTTTCGGTCAGACTACGAGCCATGCAGCGACTACGACAAGTTTATGCGGGCTTTAACCTCATACGTCAAGATCGGTAAAAACAAACACGATGACGCGCCGGACGGGGTGACAGGACTGGCAATCAGGATGAAAACTAAGACATTCGCCAAGCCACAGCCCAAACCCAAGGACGACTGGTGGGAGAGTCCGAAGCAAAAGCCGGCGATAGGCGGGACAGTGACAGAATCGTTTTTTAAGGGAGGGTTCGATTGATGAAATGCGATATATGCAAGCGCAAATTAAATAAATGGCGAGGATCATTGTATAATATGCACATCACCAAAAAGGGTACTATTGAAAAATGTCGGCATAATGGTAGTCATAAAGGGATAGAGGCTATATATGACCCTGAAAAGAAGAAGGTGGAAAAATGAATATAGCACTCGCAGGCTTATGCCTGCTTTTTTTATGCCTGTATTTATCATTGGCTTATAGACCCAAGGTTGAGCCGGCGAAGTCCAATATCGATTATACAGGTTGGAAGTTTTTAGTTACGTATAAAAGAGGCAACAGAGAGCCTTGGGCGCTTATAATTGGCGAGGGTTCAAGCCTTAAGACATGGATTAAAAGACATAGGGAAGAATATGGCTTTGATGTAGAGATACTTACAACTAAGCGCGGAACGGAGTTAAGGGTTGACACACATGGATTGGCGGGATGGGAAAGGAAGGAAGCGATATGATAGCCGCAGTCACCAGCATAGTCTTGGGGCTATGCTTTTTTATTGTGCCAGTGTGGATGTATAGGCTCGGGCTTAAAGACGGCCTCGCGCTCAATCAGGGGGCCAAGACTATCAAGCCAATTCGCTCACCTGTGCAGGTCATGGAGGGGCGCAGGGAGAAAGAGCCGGAGCCTGATACCTTTGTTGATAGCTTGTTAAAAGGGCATGCAAATATGATGAGCTTCACGGGCGATATTGAGGAAAAGAGATAGGAGAGTGTTAATAGTGGATAACAAGACAATCGAAAATAACTTTAAATATCATGCGCCAAAAGAAGGGCAACCGGAACAATATGTCGTTTTGCTAATGCCGTACAAGACATAGTTCCCGAAAGCAGAGAAAAATCACTGGCGTTTACCAAGATTGAAGAAGCAGTTATGTGGGCAAATGCTGGCATAGCAAGAAATTAATTAACCAATCCCCCGCACCCAATCGGGTGCTTTTATTTTGCCCTGAAAGAGGTGAGACAGTTGCAACAAAACGAGTACACGGATGACTGGTCGAAGTATTTAGCGGGCATCGACTACAAAAACAAGCTCAATCTGTTCAAAAACTCAGACCGAAACGAGCGATTTTATGCTGGCCATCATTGGGATGGAGTAGACACCGGAGGACTGCCGCAGGTCCGGCTAAACG